TTTGGGATTATAAGGTAGATCCAAATGTGTTTGAGGGTATGATGTATATTGCCATCGCCGGCCTTGGAGTTACTGCCTCAGAAAAATTTGCTAAAAAGAGCGAGGCACCAAAACTATGAAAATAAATCCTGTGTCTTATCCCACAATTCAACCACCAACAATTTCAAAACCAGTAACAGAATACATTGAACATATACACCAAGAGAGAATTGAAGTTAAAATGGCACTTGAAAAGATTGAACAAGGAATGGTAGAATTAAAAACACTCATCGATCAAATTGCCGCAATAAGGTGTAACAAAGATGTATCCTGAAGAAGAAAAAATGCATGCTCTCGAATTAAAAGTTGGTTTGTTGGAAAAAGATGTTCAACAAACTGATAGGGTATGCGAGAAACTATCTGAATCTATAGAAAAGATTCAAGAAATGAATGATAACATGATTCGTATGTTAACCATTCACGAACAACGCCACGAACAACACGAAAAATCGGAAGATAATTTGCAAGAAGATATAAAAGAATTACATTCACGCATTACTACAGTTAGCCGTGAAATACATGAACGAATTGATCAAGTGGAGGTTAGAATTACCGAAAGACTTGACAATATTCGTGCCGATCTTATTCGCCATAAACAGGAAGATAATGGCAATAAAATTAGCGATACTTTAAAAGAAATCGATAAGTATAAATGGATGATCCTCGGTGCAGCCATCGCACTTGGTTGGGTTATCGGTAATGTCAATCTAGGTGTTTTAGGTACACTTTTCAAATAGACTTGTTTTTGTTGTAGTTTTTTGTTATACTCTTTATTATGTTATCAGTTGATTCTAAATATGTCCGTCTAATGTCATTTCGTCTGCGTAATTTCAAGCAGAAGAATGATTACCTTTGGAATTTCTCCTGTCCAATTTGTGGTGACAGTAAGAAAAATAAAACAAAGGCTCGTGGTTATGTTTATCGTAAATTAAATGATTTGTTTTACACCTGCCATAATTGTGGTGCAGGTTTAAGTCTTGGTAATTTTATAAAGCATGTAGATGAAAGTTTGTACAAAGAGTATTCTCTTGAACGATACACATCGGGTAAGACCAATAATTCAAAACTTGCAAACACAATTCTTAACATTACACCAACAAGGTTCGATAAACTTGAAAAGGCAAAAACATTTGAACACGCAGAATGGTGTGATAAACTGCCAGAAGGCCACTTTTGTCTTGATTATCTAAAGCACAGAAAAATAGATAAATCACATTATGAAAGATTGTTATTTACACAAAATTATAAACAATTTGTTGATGCACTCATACCAAATCACGGAAAACAATTACTTGATGATGCACGACTTGTAATTCCTTTTTATGATGCGTATAATGAATTGATTGCTGTATCTGGCCGTGCATTAGTAACGAGTGACAAAACATTAAGATATGTTACTATAAGAACAAAAGAATCTACTGATAAATTGATATTTGGCATGGATCGTGTCAATCGATCAAAAGATGTTTATATTGTCGAAGGACCACTTGATTCATTGTTTATTGATAATTGTGTTGCCTCCGGTGATGCCAATCTTACACTTGCAGCAAAAAGTATTTCAGTAGGTAAAAAGATTTTAATATTTGACAATGAACCAAGAAATAAAGAAGTGATGAAATTGATGCAAAATGCAATCAAATTAGATCATTTTGTAGTAATTTGGCCAGATAATTTGATTGGTAAAGATATAAATGAAATGATCATGAATGGAAAAACAAAAACAGAAATACAAAGTATTATAAGTAGTAACTCCTTCAAAGGTCTTGAGGCACAAGCCAAGTTTACATTTTGGAAAAAAGTATGAAAGTTGAATTGATTAGTTATACACAACCAGCGATGCATTTCGCTGAGAACACAACAGAATTGGTTGCTTTTTGTGCGAGAGTATCAAATCCTAGCAACCAAGCCAACAAAGAAACTAGTGAGAAATTAATTCGTTATCTTATTAAGCATCAGCATTGGTCACCACTTGAAATGGTGAACATGTGTTTAGAAATAGAAACCACAAGAGATATTGCAAGACAAATGCTTCGTCACCGTTCATTTAGTTTTCAAGAGTTTTCTCAGCGTTACGCCGACCCAACTAAAGATTTAGATTTTGTTTTAAGGGATGCAAGATTACAAGATGAAAAGAATCGTCAAAACTCCGTTGAAACAGATGATGAATTATTAAAATACTCATGGAGAATTATGCAGAATCGTGTATTAAGTGAAGCAAAAACTGCATATCAATGGGCCATAGATAATGGTATAGCAAAAGAACAAGCTCGTGCTGTATTGCCTGAAGGACTTACAATTTCGAGATTATACATGAATGGCACATTAAGATCATGGATACACTACATACAACTTCGCTCAGCGAATGGCACACAAAAAGAACATATAGAAATAGCACAGAAATGTGCAGAAATAATTGCCACGGTATTCCCCATGGCAAATGAATTCGTAACAAAATAATAATAACTGGAGTATTGCATGTCTGATATTGTTCACGGCATCACCGTAGATTTCACTAGAGATTCATTGTTTGATGAATTAGGTATCAAAAGATTAAAAGAGAGTTATATGCGTGAGGATGAAAACTCACCACAAGAAAGGTTTGCATATGTATCTAAACATTTTGGGACGAATGCTGCACACTCGCAAAGGCTTTATGAGTATTCTTCTCGACATTGGCTTTCTTATTCTACTCCCATTTTATCTTTTGGCCGCTCTAAGCGTGGTCTGCCTATTTCATGTTTTCTCCCGTATCTTGATGATTCCGCAGAAGGCCTTGTCGATTGTCTGGCGGAAGTAAATTGGCTCTCAATGCTAGGAGGAGGGGTTGGAATTGGAATTGGAATTCGCTCTGCTGATGATAAGTCGGTTGGTGTTATGCCTCATTTGCGTACCTATGATGCTTCTTCTCTCGCTTACAGGCAGGGCAGAACTAGGCGTGGTTCTTACGCTGCTTATCTTGATATTAGTCATCCTGATATTCTCATTTTTTTAGAAATGAGGAAACCAACAGGCGACCAGAATATGCGTTGCTTGAACTTGCATCATGGCATTAATGTTACAGATGATTTCATGCATCTAATTGAAAAATGTATGTTAGATCCACATGCTGATGATACATGGCATTTAAAAGATCCTCATAGTGGTGAGGTTCGTGATACAGTATCGGCTCGTGAATTGTGGCAGCGTATATTAGAAATTCGTATGCAAACAGGTGAACCTTATTTGCATTTTATTGATACAAGTAATCGTTTAATGCCAGAGTTTCAAAAGAAACTTGGTCTATCAATTAAACAAAGTAATTTGTGTAGTGAAATTATTTTACCAACAGATAAAGAGCGTACAGCTGTCTGTTGTTTATCATCAGTTAATTTGGAGTATTACGATGAATGGAAAAACGATCCAAACTTTTTGCACGATGTTGCTGAAATGCTTGATAATGTTCTTCAGTACTTTATTGACAATGCTCCTTCTTCTATCGCTCGTGCAAAGTATAGTGCCAGCAGAGAGCGTTCTATTGGTATTGGTGCTCTTGGGTTCCATGCTTATTTGCAGCGAAACAATATTGCTTGGGAATCTGCTTTGGCCACAAGTGCCAACAATAAAATGTTTAAACATATTAAGGAGAAATTAGATGCTGCCAATCTTTCGTTGGGTGCCAAACGGGGAGAGGCTCCCGATGCCGTTGGTACTGGTCGCAGGTTTAGTCATATGCTTGCCATTGCTCCTAACGCTTCTTCTTCAATCATAATGGGCAATACATCACCAAGTATTGAACCTTTTAGAGCAAATGCATATCGACAAGATACATTAAGTGGTGCCTTTCTAAACAAAAACCGTTATTTGGATAAAATCATCAAGGAGAAATGTGATGCAGACAAAAATCTTGATTACAGCGAAATCTGGTCGTCTATCATCGCCAATGATGGGTCCGTTCAACACCTTGAGTTTCTTGATGAGTGGACAAAAGATGTGTATAAAACCAGTATGGAAATTGACCAAAGATGGGTCGTGGACCATGCAGCTCACAGACAAAGTTACATTGACCAAGCGCAGTCTGTCAATTTGTTTTTTAGACCAGATGTTAATGTAAAATACTTACATGCTGTACATTTTCAGGCATGGAAACAAGGATTGAAAACTCTTTATTATTGTCGTTCAGAAAAATTGGCCAAAGCTGATAAAGTTGCTAAAAAAATTGAGCGTGAAGTAATACAAGAGATTGATTTAAAACAATTAGCGACAGAAGAAGTGTGTTTGGCTTGTGAAGGTTAATGTTGTATTAAGAACATGCGATAGAGTTTCTTTGGCGACTGATAGAATAGTGGCCAAAGATGAATGTATTATTCGTTGTTTAATTTCTTTAGTAAATTCTTTAGAATCATATGGTAAATATTCATTACATATCATAGATGATAATTCAAGTGAATGTACTAAAGATAAAATAAAAGAAGTTGCACCAACAGCAACATTTAATTTTTTACCTGAGAGGGATCAAACAGGTCTAAATGGTAAACAAAAGTCACGATATTCAGTAAAAGTGGCATATGACTACATTGATACTTTACCTGAAGATGAATTAGTTTATATTGTAGAGGATGATTATTTACATTATAATGATTCGATAAGAAAGATGGTTGAAGCATGGTATTACTTTCAATCATTTGATATGAAAACAGAAATTGGCATATTTCCACAAGATTTTGTGCAATTATATTTTCATCCTAAAAACTTATTTAATGATACTTACATCAGACCATGTATTGTATCACCAGGACCAGACAGATACTATCGTACCACATGGTTCACACACGAATCGTTTATGATAAAGAAATCTGTCATTACAAAATATAAAGAAGAATTTAATAAATTGATGGAGATAGGTGAGATAGATGGTAAATGGGAAGGCACCAGTCTATCAAATGTATGGACAAAACCTGATGTAGCTATGTTGATGCCCATGAAAACTTTAGCAATACATGTAAGTACAAAAGAAGATATTTCATTTTTCTGTAACGATTTTCAAGAATTATGGAACAAAAACGCATACTAGTTGTTGGTGCAGGTTATGCTGGCGCCGTAGTGGCCAGAGAATTACATGATGCTGGATTTTATGTAGATGTGATTGATCGCCGGCCACATATAGCAGGTAATGCTTACGATTTTGAAAATGATTTTGGTATTCGTGTGCATAAGTATGGCCCTCATTTGTTTCATACTAACAATGAAGAAGTATTTAAATGGTTATCTAAATTTACTGATTGGATACCATATGAACACGAAATAAAAGCTAAATTAAAAAGTGGTGCATTTGTACCATTTCCAGTAAATAGAAATACTTTATTGGTCGTAAATAAAGAAGATGTTTTTAAAACATTTTTTGAACCGTACTCACGCAAAATGTGGGGACAATATTACGATGAAATAAGTAAAGATGTATTTGATAGAGTAAAACCAAGAGATACATCAGATAATCGTTGTTTTACTGACAAATATCAATATATGCCTGTTGAAGGCTACACAAAAATGTTTGAAAATATATTAGATGGTGTAAATGTATTTTTAAATCGTGATTATCATAAATCTATGGAAAATGAATATGATCATATCTTTAATTCGATGGCCATAGATGAATATTATGATTATTGCTATGGCGAATTGCCATATCGATCAATACATTTTCATACGATAACAGTACCCATAGATGAAATACTGCCTTGTACAACAGTAAATTTTACAGATGATGGTCGATTTACAAGAGTTACAGAATGGAAAAAAATACCAATGCATGGTGAGAATATGAATTACAGTACCGTTACATATGAAGAACCATGCGACTATAAAGAAACAGGTGAAAAGTATTATCCCGTGATGACTGAAAATACGAAATTGTTATACAAAAAATATAAAGACATACAAAATGATAAGGTGACATTCATTGGCCGATGCGGCCTTTATACCTACATGGATATGCACATGGTTGTTTCGTCATCGTTATCAATCGCAAAAAAATTTATAAGAGAGAATAAGTATGGTAAAGAGAAAACATAACATAACAGAAGAAAGAAATTCATTCAAACCTTTTTATTATCCATGGGCATATGAAGCATGGTTAAAACATGAACAGATTCATTGGTTGCATACAGAAGTGCCTATGCTTGAAGATGTAAAAGATTGGAAAAATAAACTTACAAAAGAAGAAAAACAGTTTCTTACACACATTTTTCGATTCTTCACACAAGGCGATATAGATGTTGCTGGTGGCTATGTTAAAAACTATTTACCTTATTTTGCACAACCAGAAGTTCGTATGATGCTTCTTGGCTTTGCGGCTCGTGAAGCATTACATGTGGCTGCATATTCACACTTAATTGAAACTCTTGGCTTGCCAGAAACTATGTACAATCAGTTTCTTGAATATGATGCAATGAAACAAAAACACGAATACATTCTAGATATTTCTAATCAAAATTCAAGTAAAGAAAACACAGCCAAACATATTGCCGTATTCTCTGCATTTACAGAAGGTATGCAGTTGTTTAGTTCTTTTATTATGTTATTGAATTTTCCACGACATGGTAAAATGAAAGGCATGGGACAGATTGTTACATGGTCAATTGTTGATGAAACCATGCACACAGAATCAATGATTAAGTTGTTTAGAACCTATATTGAAGAAAACAAAGAGATTTGGAATGATGAGTTAAAAGGTCAGATATATACTATTGCAGGTAAAATGGTTGAATTAGAAGATAAATTCATTGACCTTGCATTTGATATGGGACCAATGCAAAATCTAACATCAGATGAAGTGAAACAATACATTCGATATATTGCTGATCGTAGACTAATTAGCCTTGGTATGAAAGGTATTTTTAAAGTTAAAAAGAACCCACTACCATGGGTTGAAGAAATGATTAACAGTCCAATTCACGGCAATTTCTTTGAGAATCGTGTAACTGATTATGCAAAAGGTGCATTGTCTGGTGATTGGGAAGATGTATGGGGCAAAGCAGCATGATCACAATAGATCAAACAGCAATAAACAAAATTGCAGAGTTATATGTAGAAGAAAATGATCCTGAAGTAAAAGGCCTTCGCATATTTGTTCAAGGTGGCGGTTGTTCTGGTTTTCAATATGGTTTTACTTGGGACAATGCCATCAATGAAGATGATTTTGTTTTTGATGTGAAAGATGATATAAAATTATTAGTTGATAGTATGTCATCACAATATTTGCAAGGCACAACAGTTAAATATAAAAAAGAATTAGGCGGTGAACAATTTGTTATGGAAAATCCTAATGTAACAACCAAGTGTGGTTGTGGTTCATCTTTTGGAGTTTAAAAATGGCATATTCAGCTCAAGTAATAGACCATTATGAAAATCCTAGAAATGTAGGATCTTTTGCAAAAACAGAAGATTTAACGAAAATTGGTACAGGTATGGTTGGTGCTCCAGCCTGTGGCGATGTAATGAAATTGCAGATAAAGGTGAATGATGAAGGAATTATTACTGATGCGAAGTTTAAGACATATGGCTGCGGCTCCGCAATTGCAAGCAGTTCTCTTGTCACGGAATGGGTCAAGGGTAAAACTCTTGATGAGGCATCAACTATTAAGAATACTCAAATCGCCGAAGAGCTGGCGCTCCCTCCAGTCAAAATACATTGTTCAATTTTGGCTGAAGATGCAATCAAAGCGGCCATAGAAGATTATAAGAAAAAGAATTCACAATGTTTGGTTTAACTTTAATTATGACTTTGTTATTAGGTTATCAAGTAATGATGCCTCAGGTAAACAATGCCAAATACACCTTCAATATTGATTCAGAAGGTACTATTATACGCATGAATACACAAGATGGCACAATGGAAAAATGTGATAAAAATTTAATTTGTAAGGGAGAGAAATGAAAAAACTATTATTTACAATTCTTGTTATGATGGGTTCAACCGCCATGGCCAATCCATATAATTGGCAAATCACCCGTGTTATTGATGGTGATACCGTAGAATTTAATGTACCATTTATGCCTGATCCATTACCAAAGAAATTATCAATTCGTGTATTAGGCGTTGATACACCAGAAAAAGGCCATCGTGCATTATGTCCAAAAGAAAATGAAGCTGCACAGAGAGCCACACAATTTACCAAAGATGTATTGAATCGTGCATATCAATCTGGCCAACAAGTATTGATTGAATTAAAAGACCATGATAAATATGGCGGCCGTGTGCTTGGTGATGTGGTTATTAATGGTCAGCGTTTATCGCAATTACTAATCGCCAATGGCCACGCAAGACCTTATTTTGGTGAAAAGAAATCTTCATGGTGTTAATATGACAAATCTACATCATATATGCGATAATTGTGGTTCTGAGTTTACGATTAAATACGATGAGGATCAGACTGAAACTGATCCACTCCATTGTCCGTTTTGTGCAGAATATATTACGGAACATGAAGAAGTTGATGATGATGAATGACCTGGTACTTTCATAATACCATCAATGAGATAACAGCCGAAGAAACCGAAGGGTTCTTTGGCTTTGTCTATCTCATCACTCACAACAAAACTGGCCGAAAGTATATTGGCAAGAAATTCTTTACTAAATCTAAAACTAAACAAGTAAAAGGTAAAAAGAAAAGAATTCGTGTCGCCTCTGATTGGGAAAACTATTGGGGAAGTAATAAGAAATTACAAGAGGAAGTAAAAGAAAAAGGTGCAGATCAATACACTAGAGAGATTTTACACCTCTGTAAAAGTCGTAGTGAGTGTTCTTATTGGGAAACTTTTGAGATTTTCAACCGCCACGCTCTGATGAATGATTCATACTATAATGAGTGGGTGTCCTGTAGGATTCGGAAGGACCACCTTAAAGCTAAAGCATCTTAATTTCAAACCGGACACCGATACTTATAATATTTTCAGCTTCATTTCACAATAATTCAGGTAAAAATTTATTATTTTTTCTTTGATTTTCATCTGATGAAATAATTCTCAAATTTTGATGTACGTGCAATCCAGAGACATTTTTACCACGTAAGGGTATTATGTGATCCACATGATGTGGAGTTCCTGTTTGTTCTGTTATTCTTCTACATTCATCATAGATTTCGCTTATTTTATTAATGTCACGCCATAGTGGTTTTTGTTTGTTTCTATGTTCGTGAAAATAACCTGCGCCAATTTTGGCAGCAATAATTTTTTCATGTGAAGGCGAACAAGCTTTTTTGTTTTTGCGAAAAATGGGTTTATTACAAATTAGACAATTCATAGTTATCTCCGACTGATATAGATAGTTATGTGGGACAGCCTGATCCGACCGGGTTTCTTGGTACGCCAATACCAAGATTACCACATTTATTTATCATCTGGTAGAATTACATCATCTTTGCCACAAAAATGTGCGGTTGCAACATAAAATATACTAAATAATATTGTAATGCTTAAGGAGGTTACAATGTTATTGAAATTTAAATCTTTTCTACAAATGCTGTGGGATTCTATGATTGAAGGCCAAATGAAGCGTGCCGAATATTATAAAAAAACCCGTAGATTTATGGAATAAACTCAATCAATCGTCTAAAGGAGATTCACATGTTTGACTATTTTAAAAACGCTAAAGTACCACAAATCGATGAAATCGTTGCCAAATCTACTGATGTGGCCATTCAAACCATCGACTATCAGAACTCGGTATTTAAAGAGACTTTGAAGTTTTTTAATACTGTTACAGACAAATTCTTTTATACATATACTGTGAGTGCAGCAGATGCTGTAAATAAAGGCACGGAATATGCAAAAGAAGCAATTACAAAAGCAGGAAAACAACTTTCAACGGTATCTGCAAATAGCAAATAATACTCGTTCTTGGTTGCCTGTCAATAGAAATGGTTGGTGGATTAAGTTTTCCACCTACCATTCTCACAATATTCTTTTATTCTTAATTTCACCATTTACTGGTCAGACCATTATTCGTTATTTCGACAATGAAGATGATGCAGTAAAATTCATTAACTATATTTGCGACTTAGATCCTCATTTAGAGTTGGAGATTTAAAATCTGATGTTATTCGTGTAAGTGACATATTTGTTCTCTGTTATGCTTGTTTGATAGCCATAGTGTTCTGGTATCCAGCATTTATTGAAATCCACTTACTAGAATCCAACTGTACTGGACTAGATCTAGGAGTTCTGTCGTTAAGGCCTAATTCTCCTCCACTATTACTTCCCCATGCCCATAATGTATTATTATTTTTTGTCGCTAACGTAAAATATAGACCACTACTAATTTTATTCCAATCAGTACCAGTTCCTACTTGAACTGGACTGGATCTATTTACTATATCATTAAATCCTAGCTGGCCAGCATTATTTCTACCCCATTGCCATAGAGTACCATCTGTTTTGGTGGCTGCGGGGCTGTAGACACCAACACTCACCAGATTCCAATTAGTAGAAGTTCCTACTTGGACTGGACTGGATCTATCAATTGCGTTTCCAAGTCCTAATGAACCATTAGTATTAACTCCCCATGTCCACAGAGTACCATTTGTTTTAGTAGCCCCACTTGATCGATATCCTATATCAACCAAATTCCAATCTGTAGAAGATCCTATTTGAGTTGGGCTAGATCTAGCAGTTGTTTGATTGAGTCCTAAGTTTCCTCTAAGATTAGATCCCCACGTCCACAAAGTACCGTCAGTTTTTTGAGCAATTGCATCACCATATCTTTCTTTAATAATATTCCAATTAGTAGCAGAGCCAACTTGTGTTGGACTAGATTTATTAATTTGATCTCCAAGTCCTAGCTGGCCATAATTATTATCTCCCCAAGACCATAAAGTACCATTTGTTTTGATAGCAAACATTGCATTATCGATACTAATTTTGCTCCAATTAGTACCAGTTCCTACTTGGACTGGACTGGATCTATTAATCATGTCATTAAGTCCTAGATTACCAAAGCTATTATTTCCCCATGTCCATAAAGTTCCATCTGTTTTTATTGATCCAGATTGATAATCAAAAGTGTTTATTTCACTCCAATCATTACCAGCAACTTGAACTGGGCTGGATCTAAATCCATCATTTATACTTATTCCTAATTTTCCCACACTACCGTTTGATCCCCAAGTCCATAATTGATACTGTGGCGCAACCGTAACCGTAACATTAAATGTCCTATCAGAATCTTGCAATTCAGCATCAGAGGCTCTTACAGTAAAGCTATATGTTGTCTCAGCACCAATCGTTACAGTACCATAAAAATATCCATTGCTGAGTAATTGTGTACCAGCTGGTAATGCTGTAGTATTGGAATATGTTGTGGCACCAGTAGCACTCAATGATACATTAAAGGATACATTGGCTGATTGATTTGATAAAGTGCTGCCTGTAACCCATGTTGGTGATGTAGAATATGTTACACCATTTACACGAATACCAAATCCACCATCTGGATTAATTACATAAAGATTATATGATGCAGCTGATCTAGCAGGTACTTGTGCTCTTAATGTTGTTGAATTCACATAACTAACTGCCGTGGCCTGTGTAGTGTCAATGAATACTGTGGCACCAGATTGAAACTCTGACCCATTAATCACAATGTAACCACCAGCAGTATCTACGGCAGTATCATCTAATATTGTATAAGAAGAATTAGCAACATTGACAGAAGTAATTTTAGGTGCCAATGTTTGTGTAAAGGCTACGGTGGCAGTATTGGATAGTTTAGTCGTACCAATGGCATAATCTTGTATGTTTTGGGGTTGTATTTTGGTAAGTGGCATGATTTTATGCGGTTCTGGTGGCTATGGTGTTGTATTTTCCAATACTCACCTTGCTCCATGTGGTACCAGATCCTATTTGGACTGGACTGGATCTATTTACTATATCATTAAATCCTAGCTGGCCACGATTATTACGTCCCCATGTCCATAAAGTACCATCGGTCTTGGTGGCTATGGTGTTATAAAATCCAATACTCACCTTACTCCATGTGGTGCCAGATCCTACTTGAACTGGACTGGATCTATATACTCTATCATTAAGTCCTAGCTGGCCGTGATCATTACGTCCCCATATCCATAGTGTACCATCAGTCTTGGTGGCTATAGTGTTATAAACTCCAATACTCACCTCACTCCATGTGGTGCCAGATCCTACTTGGACTGGACTGGATCTATCAACTATATTACCAAGTCCTAGCTGGCCATTATTATTATATCCCCATATCCATAGTGTACCATCAGTCTTAGTGGCTATGGTGTTATAAGCTCCAATACTCACCAAATTCCAATTAGTACCAGATCCTACTTGGACTGGACTGGATCTATCAACTATATCATTAAATCCTAGCTGGCCTCGTTGATTACTTCCCCATGTCCATAGAGTACCATCAGTCTTGGTGGCTATGGTGTTATAGGAGGTTCCAATGCTCACTAGATTCCAATTAGTACCAGATCCTACTTGGACTGGACTGGATCTATGTACTATATCATTAAATCCTAGCTGGCCACGAATATTACCTCCCCATGTCCATAAAGTACCATTAGTTTTGGTGGCTATGGTGCTATATTCTCCAATATTCACCAAATTCCAATTAGTACCAGATCCTACTTGTACTGGACTGGATCTATATACTGTATCTCCAAGTCCTAGTTGGCCACGAATATTATATCCCCATGTCCATAAAGTACCATCAGTCTTGGTAGCCATGGTGTTATAACTTCCGATACTCACCAAATTCCAATTAGTACCAGATCCTACTTGGACTGGACTGGATCTATCAACTATATCATTAAATCCTAGCTGGCCAAAATTATTACGTCCCCATAACCATAATTGATACTGTGGCGCAACCGTAACCGTAACATTGAATGTTTTGTCTGCATCTTGATTTTCTGCGTCTGTAGCCCTCACAGTAAAGCTATATGTTGTCTCTGCACCAATAGTAACTGTACCATAAAAATATCCATTCGATAATAATTGTGTTCCTGCTGGTAATGCTGTGGTATTAGAATAACTTGTTGCACTCGTAGCACTTAAACTTACATTAAAGGAAGTATTTGCTAATTGATTTGATAGCGGGCTTGAAGTAACCCACGTTGGTGTCCCTGAAAATGTCACACCATTGACACGAATACCTGTGCCACCGTCTGGATTTACCACATAGATATTGTAAGAAGCGGCAGATTTAGCCGGTAATTCTGCTCTGAGAGTTGTACTATTGACAAATGTTGTTGAAGTGGCTTGTGTCGTATCAACCAACACAATCGCACCAGATTGAAAGTCTGAACCCGTTACAACAATATAACCACCGCCAATATTTACTGCTGTATCATCCAGTACGGTATAGGCACTATTGGCAACATTTACCGTTGTAACTTTAGGTGCAAGGGATTGAGCAAAAGCCGACACGGCAGTATTTGAGAGTTTATTGGTATCAATTGCATAATCTTGTATGTTTTGACCTTGAATCTTGGTAAGTGCCATGGTTGCCTCTTGGTTGATTAATTACCTATTTATTCTATCTAAATACTTGACAACACGATTTTTATCATTTATACTTCCAATATGAAATCTCTTATTACCGAAATAAAATCTCTTACCGATTCAGAAAAGATCAATTTGTTGGCCATGTTTCTTCTGGCCGCCTTTGTCGTTGCCTCCGTGTCCATTATGTTTAATATCACCCGTGGTGCCGATGTAGACTATTTTAAAGAACGCTTGGTGATTACCGAAGCCAGACTGAATTCAATTGATAAAAAGGTAGATGATTACCGTGACCGCATTGATCGCATGAATGACAAACAAACAGAGAAAATGATTGAAGTACAAAGAAAAGTAGAAGAGCATGAAAAATGGATAGAAGAATGGAAAAAATTACCAAATCTACCAAAGCCGAGGAGATAGTATGAGTGATGGTGGAAAAGGTTCAGCACCAAGACCATTTTCTGTTGATCGCAAGACATTTGAAAATAATTGGGATATGATATTTAAAAAACCATCTTGGGATCATTATAGTGATCTACCAAATCCTGACGCATATACAAATGATTATCAGGACATTTTATCGACCGAAGATTGTGTAGAAAATGTATTAAAGGATTTCAAACCAAATGGTACAGAAACGGAACAAACACCGTGATACCTTTTGACATTGAAGTACCATACCGAATGAGGCCCAATATGAGGCCTCTTTCTGATTCCGAGCCCATAACATATCAAGATGATCAATATGATGATTACATTGATCAAAAGAAAAAATTATGTTCGCCAATATTTGGTAACAATGTAACAGAAGAATTGCATGAAAACATTTTGAATTATTTAAAGTGTAATGATTTCAGCGAGGCCACCAAAAAATATCAAGAAGATTTTGTGATATGGGCACCAAATGCTGATGGTAAATTATCCATGCAAATAGCATCTGTGTGTTTTCCATCTGGTTGGGATCCAGCAGAAAAGATTAATAAGACCTTTGCTGAGATACACCAACCTGTGGCCGATAATAAACTCATCATGTCGGCGGCTGATAGTATTGCCACAATGATTACACAAAAAGGACCATTTGTGCGATCTGTATGGACTGTATCAAATACACCGAATTTAAACCAAAGGCCATCTGTAAAGAAGCCGTGGTCAAATGAAACGGTACATCAAATGTATTATCGAGCCGAAAGGCAAGTTACCATACCTCTTGGTGATAAGGCAATATTCTTTATTCGAACTCATATATTGCCTTTATTGTCAACAGATTGTGATAGAATCCGAATATCTATTAATAGTATGACCGATGAAATTCTGGCCTATAAAGGCTTGCAATATGTTAAGGAACAATTAAATGTTGAAAACATGGGTGCTTGTTCTGGTTATTAATGGTGTCACAACCGATTTAGGGCCAAGAGTAAATATTAATGATTGTACCCAAGCATGGAAAGTTTATATAAAACAAAACCCTAAATTAAAATACAATACATTTTGTGAATGGCGTAATGAATGAAAAATTATGATTGGAAAGAAGGTGGTAACAATATTAGTTGCTACTATTATTACAATACCAAAGATGGCCTGATTGTAGGCCAAGTCCACAATATATCGCACACCAATATATGGGTCTCAAAGATATATAAAACTCCTACCAATGAGCATTATCTTGGTCAATATATTTCATTAGAATATGCCAAAAATGCCATCGAAAGGCATTTTGATATACAGTCTCGTACTTTGCTAGAAAGTGATTTTTAATGAATCGATATTCGAATATGCCTGTGGTTCTAAGTGCGGTTACCTCTGATGAACCGATATCCGATGTACCATGTGGCACCTGTACCAAATGCTGTGAATTATTGGCACCGATGCTGACACAAGAAGAAATTGCATCAGGATTATATCCAATCAGTCTGGTCAATCCAACGGATCATCAGTTAAAAGAAAACCCTTCCGCCAATATTGTCATTACACTTTATCGTAAAAAGGAAGGTGGTTGTGGTATGTTTATTGATGGTAAATGCTCGATCTATGACATTCGACCAAAGGCCTGCCGCCAATTTGATTGTCGCAGAGGCCACTATCCACCACTTATATCACACGCCAAAGAGAAATTTGCAATTTAAAGGACTTTACTATGAGAATTGAAGAAGATATTAAATTAGATTTTCGTGATGTATTGATAAGACCAAAACGATCCACACTCAGTAGTCGCAAAGAAGTAAATTTAGAAAGAACCTACACCTTTCGCCATAGTAAACAAACCTGGTCTGGCATACCAATCATGGCCGCAAATATGGATGGTGTTGGTACATGGAATATGGCTAAAGCTCTTGCCTTCCATAAACTGTTTACTGTATTGGTCAAGGCCTATAGCATTGGCGATCACAATATAAATTGTCCTGATCTTGATGCAAACACCTTTGCTGTATCAACAGGGACGAGCGAGAATGAATTTGGTCGCCTTGAAATTATAATGCAGTCTCAACCACAAATACAGTTTATTTGTATTGATATTGCAAACGGTTATTCAGAGCATTTTGGTGACTTTGTTGAAAGAGTCCGAAAAAACTTTTCCAATAAAACAATTATTGCAGGTAATGTTGTTACCGCAGATATGACACAGGAGTTAATTTTACGTGGAGCAGATATTATTAAAGTTGGTATTGGGCCTGGTAGTGTTTGTACTACTCGTATCCAAACTGGAGTCGGATATCCTCAATTATCGGCCATTATCGAATGTGCTGACGCTGCTCACGGCCTTGGCGGGCATATTATTGCTGACGGCGGCTGTACTTGTCCTGGTGACGTTGCTAAAGCCTTTGGTGGTGGTGCTGACTTTGTAATGGTGGGTGGTATGTTTGCAGGCCATGATGAAGGCGGTGGTCATATCGAAAATGGTAAAGTAACATTCTATGGTATGAGTTCTGATACTGCAATGGAAAAACACCATGGCGGTGTGGCCGAGTATCGAAGCTCCGAAGGCCGTACTGTAGAGATACCATATAAAGGACCAATTCAAAATACCGTCAGAGATTTACTTGGCGGCCTAAGGTCAACCTGTACCTATGTCGGTGCGCCAAGTTTAAAACAATTGCCAAAATGCACAACCTTTATTCGTGTCAATCGCCAGATCAATGATGTATTTCTGTAATGAAAGAATTTGATTATAACCTGCCATACACCGACTTAGACTTCACCGATTCCAAAACCAGGCCATATTATCGTATAGGCCGTGGTGAGCAAGGTGTTTTATTAGTCCGACCATACACTAACGAAATCTGCCAATATTGGAGATTTAAAACACCAAACGAAGCCACCAAATCCGCCAAGAAAATCTATACAATGTTCCTGTCTTTTATTTCCAAAAACGATTTTATTGGTGCCGATATGTGCCGTAAATTCTTAGAAATGGGATTTACAAGATCCAGAAGATATGCCAACCATCACTCAGGAAAAAAGTATAATTCTGACCGATCTATCAAACCGCAAGAGAAAGACCATGCCACCTGCCACTATGCAGAATCCGCTACAATCTTTTTAGAATACCGTAGAAAAGCTGCAGAGAATCTACAGTATAAGACCATGAGAAAGGAATGGAGGGAGAATGAATAAAGACCATGTAAACCGTAGAATGACCAAGATGGCATGGGGTAAGTATAAAGGCCGTACCGTATCTGAATTACCCGACCATTATATTGAGTGGGCTTGTGTAAACTATATGGACAGAGGCCAACAAGTGATATTTAAGGAAGAATTAGAATATCGAAATACCTATGAGAAAAAGAGTTTAAAACCTAGGTATAAGTAAGAGCAGCAACCGAATAGTATCGGAAACCATGAAAAACCTGTGTGAAGAATGGGCCAATATAAAGAAAAAAACTGTAAATTCTGTAAGAAGCTGCACCGAAAACGTGGCCCATATTGCGGCCAGTCTTGTGCGAACCGTGATAGACCAGAATACTCGCAGAAGGTCTCAGAGAATATGCGAAAGGTTGCAGCAGAATATAATAAAACTCCCGAAGCCGTTGCCAAGCAGAAACAATTTGGCACCTCTCTGGCCTCTCTGACGGCCGAAGATTATACTATCGATATTCCAGACCTTGACCGCAGCGTACCTGACGGTTATACTGAAGCCTCCGACTGGTAAGTAAGTACTCACTCACATAGACCAGGACTCGCCTCCGGACTGTTGTTTTTTTGCACCAGCCCCATCCGACCTCTTGACAAATGCCGCATCCTTTGATAGAATTGGTGTGTTGACGATAGAAAAGGATATTAAATTGTTTATTACTTCCATGAGCCAGGTCAAAAAAGTGTCCCCGGCTGATATTCTGAAGCGTAAGAATCCTGCTGCTTCGATGCCTGTTCCGACCTATGCTGAGATTATGGCGAAAATTGCGAAGCTTGAAAAAGAAGCCGAGTTTGCGATGGCTGCCGAAACCTTCCTCGATTGTGATTATAAAAAAGTGAAAATTTCGAAGCGTGTTGCAATGGTCCCGAAATATGCAAGAGGATATACCAAGTGATAGTTTTCGAAATTCTCGGCTGTGTGGCCGCTGTTGTTGCAATTGTGT